CATGTAATGCTTGAATGTGGTGCAGTTTGGAGAGGTGTTCCTCCTCATGCATTAGCATTTGCACCAGATCCAGAAAAAACTTGGCGTCTCAAAGACACACAAATATGGGATTGCTACGGCGATCAGTTTTCTGTGTTGATATATAGTTATCTGCACAGTCAACAAGCAGAGATTCGAAGAAGCGGCCTTTACGGTCGTTATCTTTTTACAGTCGTTCCAATGAACGATGGATATACACAACACCCGTCTCAATCAAAAGAATTCATGTTCATTCAACTTGACAATGGTAGACTTACTATCATGCCAACGAATGAACTTCGATTCCATGATAAGTCATACACCGAAGGCGATTGGCCTAAGGATTTGAAACTCAACGACAGTACCTGGAGAGTAGAATGACAGTATTTAGCATCAAGTTTGAAGATGCGACACAACAGAATTGTTTCTTTGGCGAGCCAGTAAATATTGCTCGCTATGACAAACAGCGTTATTCTATTTTTGAAAAACTAACTGATAAGCAACTCGGTTTCTTTTGGAGACCAGAGGAAGTTGATCTGTCACGTGATAGTAAAGACTTTAAAGGATTGACAGAGAATGAGAAACATATTTTCACAAGCAATCTCAAGAGGCAAATCCTCCTTGATTCTGTTCAGGGTAGAGCTCCATCTCTGGCTTTTCTTCCAATATGTTCGCTTCCTGAGCTGGAAACCTGGATCCAGACTTGGGCGTTTAGTGAGACGATTCACTCCCGTTCCTACACTCATATCATTCGTAACGTCTATTCTGATCCTTCCAGAGTCTTTGATGAAATGCTGGAACTCGAGGAGATCGTAGACTGTGCTGAAGACATTAGCAAGTACTATGATGATCTGATTAAGTGGAATAATCTGGCATATGATCCCGGCGAATTTTATAATGAATACGATCATAAGAAAGCACTTTGGCTCTGTCTAAATGCCGTGAATGCTTTAGAAGGAGTAAGGTTCTATGTCTCGTTTGCATGCAGTTGGGCTTTTGCGGAAGTTAAGAAGATGGAAGGAAACGCCAAAATCATCAAGCTTATCGCGCGGGACGAGAACGTTCATCTTGCCTCAACTCAGCAGCTCCTCAAAATTCTACCGAAAGAGGATGAAGACTTTGCTCGCATACAAGAAGAAACACGGGATGAGTGCATCAGCATGTTTTACCGAGTGGTCGAACAAGAAAAAAGCTGGGCACATTACCTATTTCAGAACGGGTCGATGATTGGTCTGAATGAAGAACTTCTTTGCCAGTACGTAGATCATATTGCCGCAAAGCGTATGGGTGCTATTGGACTCAATGGTAAGCCTGGAGCGAATCCTTTGCCATGGACTCAAAAGTGGATCTCAGGTTCCGAAGTTCAAGTTGCTCCACAAGAAACAGAAATTACTAGTTATGTAATTGGTGGTGTTAAAAAGGATGTAGACGAAAACACTTTCAAAGGATTCTCACTTTAATGGATTGGATAACCTGCCCCTCATGCGATGAGGAATTTAAAATCATCACGGACAGTACTATAAAACCAGTTTATTGTCCCTTTTGTTCTGAAGAACTTGATATTGAAGATCTTTTTGATGACGAAGAAGATGAATAAATAAATCTTTCCGCTTGTTATGGAATAGATTTATGGGTTGGTTATACGAAGACAAAGAGTTTACTCACGACGATGAATGGTACGGCTTCGTATATCTCATTGAAAACTTGACCAATGGTAAGAAATACATAGGTCGCAAGTATCTCACAAAAGCTGGATACAAGACTGTCAAAGGCAAACGTAAGAAGATCCGAGTAGAGTCCGATTGGGATTCCTATTACGGGTCTTCTTCTGCTCTAAAAGAGGACATTGAAAAGCTCGGCAAAGAGAATTTCAAAAGAACTATTCTCCGTCTATGTAAATCCCGTGGTGAATGTAATTACTTTGAAACAAAATACATCTTTGATTACGATGCAATATTAGATCCAAACTACTATAATACTTGGGTAAGTTGTAAGATTCAAGCAAGCCATGTGAAGGCTTTACTTTTTAACCCCAAACAGGAGACTTTATGAGGTGGGCAAAGTACTAGAACATAAGCACTTAATTGTAAGAGCAGAATTAAGTAATCCTCCACAGTGCACGACTGCTATTGAAGCATGGATGAAAAACCTTGTGGAAGCTATTGATATGAAGATTCTGATGGGACCTTATTCGGTCTATTCAGATATGGTTGGTAACCGTGGCTTGACTGCAGTAACCATCATTGAAACTAGTCATATTGCTCTTCATGTTTGGGACGAGTGCGAACCAGCACTTGCTCAATTGGACGTCTATACATGTAGTACTCTGAATATTCAAGATGTATTTCAAGCCATTGAAGCTTGGAACCCAACAAAAGTAGAGTATAAGTATATTGATAGAGAAAATGAGTTGACATTAATTGAGAAGAATGTTATATAATAAGAAGGTGAAGTGATATGCCACATCCAGCAAAAAATAGACCACGTAAGGGTCGCCGTAAAATCGGCTCAACTAAGCGCAAAGCACGTGGTGCTCGTAAAAACAAGAAGTGAGGTTATATAATGGGTAAGAAGAGAACTCGTAAAACAGTTGTATCAAAAGGCCAGCGTCGTAATATCGTTGCTGGTGTAAAGGAAATGCGTAGAGATACGACACCTCTTGAGAAAGCAATGAACAAGCTAAAGGCTTGGAAGAGAGGTCAGAATCCTTGGGTTACCGTTCCAGGACCAAGTTCAAATATGCGCTTTATTCGTGTCCGTGCAAATACTGCATGGGGCGATCCTCGTTATGTAGCAAACATTTACAGAGGAAAGAATGCAGATGAATAAGGTTATTATCTACACTAAAGACAATTGTCCATTTTGTGTGCAGGCTAAAAATCTATTTTCTGCAAAAGGTGTCACCTATCAAGAGATGAAGATTGGTGCAGAATTAACTCGTGAAGAGTTTATGGAAATCTTTCCAAACGTGAGAACAGTTCCTTTTATTATTATTGATGGAGAAGAAGTAGGTGGTTATGACAGACTCGTTGAATACTACAACCGACCAGAGCAACACTTCCTGGCGGAATGATTATCTCAAGCAAGCACTACTCAGTGATGTAGTTGAAGTGCTTTTTGTGAAGAAGGATGGAACAGAGCGCAGGATGGTCTGCACACTGAAGCCAGATCTTCTTCCTGCACAAACTGATCTTGAAGAAGCAGTACAAAAGAAGACTCCTAATCCAGATGTTCTGGCAGTATGGGATCTTGAGAACCAAGGATGGCGTTCATTCCGCTATGACTCGGTCATTGGATTTACTAAAGAATCATGATTTACATGGTAGATATTGACCAGACTATTTGTCTGACACCATATGTGAGTGGCAAACACATGTATGAACATTCCAGCCCATTGCGCCATAGAATTGAAGCAATAAATAGACTATACGATCAAGGCCATACCATTATCTATTGGACGGCCCGTGGTTCAGGGTCGGGAATCGACTGGACCGAACTTACAAACAAACAACTAAATGACTGGGGCTGTAAGTTTCATGAAGTCCGTCTAGGAAAGCCTTCCTATGACGTATGGATTGATGATAAAGCGCTCAGTGATCGGCAATTCTTTCATATTGCAGATTATGAATGTCGCGGAGAATATAATGAATAATCAAGACCTAATTGAATTGAATGAACTGAACAGATGGCGTCCAAATTATCACTGCTCGCGTCCGCGAACTTGATTCAGAGCGAATTAGAATCTATCATCTTCACGACCTACCTCTCGATCCGGAAGCTGAACACCTCAAAGATCCAGCTTCTCGAGATCGCTTCCACAAGTTGGTCTTCAGCTCTAACTGGCAATATCAGCAATATCGCGACTATCTTGGAATTCCATATAGCCATCAATCGTGCGTTATTGAAACAGGTGTCGAACCTATCCCACTCGTTGAGAAGCCAAAGGACAAAATACGCCTCATTTATACATCCACACCTCATCGCGGATTGGAGATTCTGGTTCCTGTTTTTTGCGCTCTCGCAGAAAAGTATCCAAACATCGAACTAGATGTCTTTAGCTCGTTTGGTATCTATGGTAAGAACTGGGAAGGGCGTGATGCTCAATATGAACCACTCTTCCAGAAAATGAGAGACCATCCACAAATCAACTATCACGGTTGGGCAGATCAGGAAACAGTACGTGCAGCATATCAAAAGGCTCACATCTTTGCGTATCCATGTATCTGGCCAGAAACGTCGTGCCGTTCTCTCATTGAGGCTATGTCGGCTGGTTGTCTTGCGGTACATCCTAATTTCTCTGCTCTGGCTGACACGTCGGGTGGGCTAACTGTCCAGTACGATGGTGATCATGAGAATCCAAATCTGCATGCCAACATCTTTGCACACACTCTCATGTATGCTATTGAAAACGTACAGAATAACGACTTGACAAACCTTCTCACATTCATCAAAGCATATGCTGATACTCGCTTCTCTTGGGAATCAATCATGCCGAAGTGGAAGGGTCTGATTGCATCATTGAAGGAACAACACAGTGATCTTGGCAAAAGCGCCTCTTAGAGTATCGTTCTTCGGTGGGGGTAGTGATATCCCCACCCACTTTGCCCAATGGGGTGGAGCAACTATCTCGACTGCTATCGACAAGTATGTCTATGTAGCAGTCATGCATACTCCTCACGATCATATTAAGGTAACTTATTCAAAGTTAGAATGTGTTACCGACGTAGAAGACATTCAGAATGAAATCGTTCGGAATGCTTTGAAATTCTTTGGAATCAAATCCAACATCGAGATCACATCATTCGCAGACATTCCCACGATCGGCAACGGTCTTGGTGGATCGTCTGCTTTTACTTGTGCTCTTGTCAAGGCATTGTCTGCCTATCTTGGGTTTGAATATGTTAACCCGTATCTTATTGCCAAGACTGCTTGCCATATCGAGATCGATCTCTGTGGTTGGAAGATTGGTATGCAGGACCAGTTTGCATCTGCATTTGGTGGTATGAACTACATTGAGTATGCTAATGAACTTGGCAATGGCCGTGTAGATGTCAAACGTTTAGACTCAAATGCAATTGAGAACTATATGATTTTGATTCCTACTAATGTAGAACACCATGCCGCAAAGATCTTGGATAACATCAACTTTGAAGCCAAGACGTTTGTCATTCGCCAACTTGCCGACATGGCAAGGATGCAAGGCACTCAGCAGGTAGATATCAATGATTATGGTCGCTTGCTTAATGCTGCGTGATATTAAAGAAACAAATAACTGAAGGCATCTCTTCTGAAGAGATAGATAGTATGTACGATCGATGCCAACAAGCCGGCGCACTTGGAGCTAAATTGCTTGGTGCAGGCGGTGGTGGTTATATGCTGGCACTCACAGACGCCAAGAGTAAGATTCGCCAAGAATTCTCAGATCATACTTGCCTTGACGTAGGTATTTCACATGAAGGAGCAAGAGTTGTCTATAGAGACTGATATCATATTCGATCATCTAGGCCTGATTAATATTGGGTTTGCCAGTATCGATCATGACGAATTTAAAAAGGCCGCTGAACTTATTCGGTTAACGAGTATTTCAAATTATCGTAATAACATCTATACGATTGGTAATGGTGCTTCTGCTGCGATTGCTCAGCACTGGGCATGTGATTATACCAAGGGATGTAAGAAGGGTGGCATGAGACCACGAGTGATCTCGTTGGCTGCTAATATTCCTCTCATGACTGCCATCTCCAATGATATTAGTTATGATGATGTATATTCATTCCAACTCGAAGCACTTGGTCAAGAAGGCGATGTGCTTGTAGCCATCTCATCGAGTGGTAACTCTCCTAATGTTGTCAAGGCAATTGAGACTGCAAAGAAGCTAAAAGTAAAAACTATTGCTCTGACAGGATTTTCACGTGATAACAAATGTGCTCAGCTTGCAGACATTTCTCTCCATGTTGACATTCAAGAATACGAAGCCGCTGAAGATGTGCACCAAGCGATCATGCATATGATTGCAAAATATTTGCGCACAGAAATTAGTGGTTGACATTTTTTTGAAATTGATGTAGATTTAATCTATAATCAAAGAGGAAAACTATGGCTATCAGTATTAAGACCAAAGCTAAACCAAAGCAAAAGTCACGTGCAACGATCAAATCGATCGATGACAAGCACTATGGACCAGAACCAATTGTTGTTGGTAGCTTTACAGACGCTCTGAATTGGTACAACTACATGGGCAACGATGATGATGCTCGTGAATGGTTCTTTGACTACATGAAGAAGAACTATACCAAGAGTGATATTGCTTTCATTCGGAAGCTTCCTAAGTGGAAGATCTCTAAGACTCTTGGTAGTGTTGCTCGTATTCTTTCGAATGGTAATGAACTACCAGAAAAGAATGTGGAGTACTTTAAGAACAACGTACGTGATCTAATCCAAGCTGGCAAGCAGGTAGTAGACGAAGTCGAAGAAGCACCTAAGCCGGTTGTTGATATTCAAGCACGTGTTCGTGATAAGGCCAATATCATTATCACGAATCTTGAAGAAGAAATTGATCTTGTCATGGATGGCAAAGACTTCTCCATGTATAACTTCTGTCAGGCCAAGGAACTTAATCCTCAAATCCTAAACATTGTTTCTGACTACTATCGTCCACAATGGGATGAGATTCGTTCTAATGATGAACAGGTTAAGGAAGCATTTGGCAAGCGTCAAAAGTTTTGGTTAAATTTTTGGAATAATTTCTTCGCTGACATCGAAAGATACCTAAATAATAAAAAGGTAGTAAAGGTTCGTAAGCCAAGAGAGAAGAAGGTCAAGTCGGCCGTTGATCTGGTCAAGAGCCTGAAGTACCAGAAGGAAGAACCTTCACTGAAGATTGTGTCGGTACATCCGGCAGAAATTATTGGATGTCAACAGCTATGGGTGTACAACACCAAATATCGCAAACTGACTCAGTACCTAGCGGTGGGACCTGCAGGTATTCAAGTCAAGGGAACGACTCTTACTGGATGGGATGTCGAATCCAGTACGTCGAAGACTCTACGAAAGCCAGAAGAATCCCTGACGGGTCTCTTGTCAGTAGGCAAGGTTGGACTGAGGTCGTTTATGTCAAATATAAAGACAGCGGAAAGCAAGCCTAATGGTCGACTCAATCAAGAATGTATTCTGCTAAGGGTAGTTAAGTGACAGATAACATCGTTCTCTTTCCTGGATTCAAACGTGAATCTCCTCCGCAATCAGTAGAAGAAATTGCAGATCAGGTTACGCAGAATCGTAAAGACCATGTTGATGGTGTACTGAATGACGTCATTCCAGATCTCATTCATATGTTCGGGTCTTATGGACTTGACATCAACTCGGACGATTATATCAAAGATGTTGCTATGGTAATGGAATCCATCAAGGCGATGATTAGCAGACAATATCGCCTTGAACATCCTTTTCATTCTATGGTTGACAATATTTTTGATTTTAGTTATAATGAAGATAATACGGTTGCATACACATACAAATTTCCCAACAAGGATGAAGAGTAATATATTATGATTATTGTTGATTTGTCTCAGGTGATGATTTCCAATCTGATGGTTCAGCTTGGTAACCATACAAACACCGAGCTTGAAGAAGATCTTCTTCGCCATATGATTCTCAATTCAATTCGTTCATATAACCAAAAGTTTAAGAATGAATACGGTGAGATGATTATTGCATGCGATGCTGGTAACAACTGGCGTCGTCAAATTTTTCCTTACTACAAGGCCAATCGCCGTAAGAACCGTGAGAAGTCTGAGCTCAACTGGACTCAGATCTTTGACACACTCGGCAAGGTTCGTGAGGAACTCAAAGAATACTTCCCTTATCGCGTTATTCAAATTGATGGTGCCGAGGCCGATGATGTCATTGGTACTCTAGTCGATAAGTTTGGTAATACCTCAGAAAAGATTCTGATCATGTCTGGTGATAAGGACTTTGTTCAGCTACAGCGTTACATGAATGTCAAGCAATACGATCCTGTTCAGAAGAAGTGGCGTACCACTAACGATCCTGATCGCTTCATGAAGGAGCATATCATTCGTGGCGACGTTGGTGATGGTGTTCCTAACTTCCTTTCGGCTGACAATACGTTTGTAGTTGGCGCTCGTCAAAAGCCAATTAGCCAAAAGAAACTGGATGAATGGCTTAACCAAGATCCTCGCGACTTCTGCGATGAGAACATGCTTCGTGGTTACCTTCGTAATCAGCAGCTTGTTGATTTAAACTTCATTCCAGAAAATCTACGTGACCAAGTGCTTGTTGAGTATGAAGCTCAGGCAGGCAAGGGCCGTGGTAAGCTATTCAATTACTTTATTGAAAAGCGTCTCAAAAACCTCCTCGAAAGTATCAATGAGTTTTAATATGCCAAGACAAACAATTGCACAAATTATAGAAACAGCATCAAAGATCGAAGTTATAGAAGATCGTGCTCAGTATCTTCGCGACAACGATTCATCAACTCTTCGTTATATTCTTGAACTGGCTCTTGTGCCAGGTGTCGAGTGGGAAATTCCTGAAGGAGCTCCACCATTTAAACCATGTGAGTACTTAGATGTAGAAGGTCGACTTCACCAAGAAGCTCGTACTCTTTACATGTACCTTAAAGGAAACCAACCCGGTCTTACACAATTGAAACGTGAAATGCTTTTCATTGGTCTTCTTGAGTCCATTGATAAGCGTGATGCCAATCTATTGATTGCCGTCAAAGACAAGAAACTACCTCGTACTATCTCCACCAAAGTTGTCAACCTCGCATTTCCAGGGTTAATCAATGAGCAAGTCGATCAAGCGGAATAATAAGTACTATGGCCATGATGATGATCTTTACGAAGATCACCACTACGAAACTCATGGCCAAAAGCTTTTAGAGAAACGAATTCGTTCAGCTCTTCGTTCTCGAACTAAAAGCGGTTTGTTTGATTTAATTGAAGAAGATTATTAATGCCAATCTATGAGTTTAGGGACAAAGAAACCGGGGAAACCTGGGAAGAGTTCCTTTCTATGTCTGCACGAGAAGAATACCTTGCAGAAAATCCACACGCAGAACTAGTCATTGGTGCTCCTGCTTTCATTTCTGGAATTGCAGGCGTTACTCATAAAAACGACGATGGCTTTAAAGATCTGTTAAATAGGATTGGAACAGCAAATCCGGCTTCTCCTCTCGGACAGCAACATGGAGATAAGAGCATTAAAGCCACTAAGATTCGCGACGCCGTTAATAAAGCTAAAAACAAAAAATAAGGATGATTCGTGACTGAAGCAAGACTTACCAAAAGACAAAAGAGAATTCTACGTCAAAACGGAGAACAAGATCTGCTGAACAACAAACCGAGTTTCAACTCTCCAAACTTTAATCTAAAACGAGTTCATCCACTTACAGACAACCAAAAGAAAACGTTTGATGCATTCCATAGTGGTAAACATCTAATGCTTCATGGCATGGCTGGTACTGGTAAGACTTTTCTTTCAATGTATCTGGCAATTAAAGACTTGATTGGTGGAACAAGCGAACAAGAAAAGATCTACGTAATCCGTTCTGTTGTTCCGACTCGTGACATGGGATTCCTGCCAGGATCTCAGAAAGAAAAGATGAAGGTCTATGAAGCTCCGTACTATGCAATTTGCAGCGAGCTTTTTGAACGTGGAGATGCTTACGACATTCTAAAACAAAAGAATGCCATTGAGTTTATGAGTACCTCATTTGTTCGTGGTACTACACTGAACAATTGTTATGTGATCGTTGATGAGATCAATAACATGACGTTTCATGAACTTGATTCTGTTATCACACGTATCGGTAAGAATTGCCGAGTGATTTTTTGTGGAGACTTCCGTCAGTCTGACTTATCTCGTGAACAAGAGCGTAATGGCTTAAAAGAGTTCATAAAAGTGATTGACAGATTATCCGATTTTGATTAT